TGGCGTGGTATTTCGGCATTTCCGAGGAGGAGGCAAAGGACTATATTCCTGCGCAGGATACGCTTGATTTTGGGGAGTGATGAGGGATGCTGAAACCCGAATATTTACAGCGTGTGCCGGAGGGCATGATAAAGCTGTACGCACAGGCTGAGGCGGACATACTGGCGGATATGGCAAGGCGTATCAGCACATACGATTACTGGATTCCTGCGGTGGAGCATCAGGCGAAAATGCTTGAGGAGGCAGGGATGGTGCGTGAGGAGATTCTGGCAAGGCTGAAAACGCTGACAGGCAGAACCGACAGGGAGCTGCGGCAGCTGATGCAGGAGGCAGGCACAGCGGCACTCAAATCCGATGATGCGGTTTATTGCAGGCAGGGACTCCATCCGCCGCCTGTTTCGGCATCTGAGGACTTGCAGAAGATATTGCAGGCAGGATACGAGAAAACCTCCGGCACATTTCGCAATCTGACGTTGACAACGGCAC